GATTATGCTTTTTTTGTTAATGGAGTCAAAGTAGATAGTCAACAAAGTGGCAGTCTATCCTTCAATGCTTCGTTAAGTGAATTGGCTTTTGATTCTGCTGATGGCGGCTCACCTTTCTACGGCAAAACAAAACAAATACAAGTTTATTCAACCGCATTATCAGACACAGAATTAGCAACATTAACAACATTATGATTTTTAAAAAATACGAATTTACAGACAAGCAATGGGAAACCATTAGACCAACCCTTTACAATAAAGATGAGGAGGGTAATGAAACATTAATACCAGCAATAAATGCAATCGTTGAAATAGGACACATTTGTAAAGCATTTGATGAGGAAGGCGAATGCACAGATTTAAGCACTATGTATAGCGTTGATATGTTATTAAACGAAGAAGTGGAAAGTCTTGAAGATTACGAGGTGTATCCAGACCCAGTTGGTGTCCATACCTTCGCTGGAGATGACTCGCTTTATTTACAATCTTACTGCAAAATGTTTCCAGAGAGTGAATACTGCGTAATACCAGAGAGTGATGAAGATTTGGCTGAGTAGTATATTATATTCTTTGCTATTATTCTTTGCCCCAATAAAGGGCATAATCGTAATCGTAGCTTTATCTACAATGATAGATACTGCTTTCGGTGTTTGGAAGGCTAAGAAATTAGGTGAAAAATTATCAAGTAAGGCGTTTAGGTCTGGATTAGTACCAAAATTATTGTCTTATGTTGGAACGGTAATGATGGTTTACGGCTCAGATGTCTTTATTATTAACTCACTTGTTTCTAATGTTGTTGATGTGGAGTTTATGGCTACAAAGGTTATTGCTTTAACTCTAATAATAAACGAGGCAAAATCAATAGATGAAAGTTTTGAGGCAGTTAAGGGCTATTCGCTAATTGCAAAGCTGTTAGAAATTATCAACAATCTAAAAGACGTTAAAAAACAACTATAATTGAATTACGAAATATACATTGTAGGACATTATCCACACGATAGATTAGCTTTAGGATGGGAGTATATTAGTTCTGACGAGGAATTTAGCTACAAAACCATAAATTTGTATTTCTTTATATTCACAATTACCATAAATTATGAAAAAAAGTAGTAAAACAAAAAGCGTTAAGATTCCAAGCTCTAAACATTTCAAGTTAGAGGAGTTTGCTTGTAAAGATGGCACACCAGTACCAGAGGAATTTTACGGCAACGTACAAGAGCTTATGGATAACTTAGAGGTTATTAGAGAGCATTTTGGTGGCTTATACCCTATGAGAATAAATAGTGGATATAGAACGCCAGAATACAATAAAAAAGTAGGAGGAGCTGCTAAAAGCCAACATTTGACTGCGAGTGCTGCTGATATTATTATGAGCGTAACGCCAAGAATCGTACAAGAAGCAATAGAGCAGCTACAAATAGACGAAAAAATTAAACAAGGTGGTTTAGGTAGATACTCTGTTTTTACTCACTACGATATAGGCAAGTATAGAAATTGGTAGATGTATAACTGGCAAGAAGCAGACCTATTTGATTGGCTCAAAGAATATGTTTACTTTGACTTAGTAAAGGCAAAGAATCAAATGAGTCGTTGGGATTGCTACTCGCCAAAATTTAAACATCGTATCGAGCTAAAATGTAGACGCAAGCATTATGATAGCTTACTAATTGAAAAAAGTAAATATGATGCTATGATTTTTGAATCTGGAAAGCACTTAGATATACCTATGTACATTAATTCTACACCAGAGGGAATATATTCGTTTGATTTATTGGACATTGAGCCAGAATGGATATTTAAAACCCTAAGAGCTACTACTCACTTTGGCAATAATAAAAGCATAGAGAAGAAAGTAGCCTTCTTAGATTTAGATACTGGGATTAAATTAGAATTATAATATCATTTTTTTAATATTCCAATTTTTACCTATGTCAATTAATACCTCTTTTAGAGGCTTGTTTTTGTAATCCCATTTTTTATTATAATAATACTTTTCTAAAGTACATAATCTTAACGGTATATCTAAATCGTCATTATTAAAATTATGCGTTACCTTTAAAACTATACTTTTTTTAGTATGCCAAGAATCGCATATACGTTCTAAAAGTAATCTTTGCCCAGTTGGTATTATGTTACCTTGTTTTTTTACTTCTATTAGTATTAACACTTCATTGTCAAACTCCAAAACTGCGTCTATATCAGACGGATGTATTTTACCATTCTCAATTCCGCTAAAATCTATTGATTGTTTTACTTGTTTACTGTTTCTAATCAAGCTCATAATAATGCTTGTAAAATTATTACTCCAAGCATAATTATACCTACCTTTCTATTGCGTATTATTTTCTGTTGCTTCTTTTCAGTAACTTGTAATAACTCGTAATAATCGCCCTCAAGGGCATTTATATGCGTTTTAAGGGAGTTTATATCTTTTTTGTTACTATCTATTAGCTGGATGTATTTAAATTGCTTAGAAAGGTTTATTTTAGATTGAGCCAATAAACTATCTTTTTGGATAAGCTCCAGATATATTCTATCCATCTGAGGATAAGTTATGCAGATAAGGGTATCGCCTTTATTATCTGTTAATTCTATCTGCGAATAACTTAACACGCTCAGAACGAGGCAAAATATGGTAGTTATATATCTTCTTTTCATAATATAATTTTATAGTGTCTGACTTTAATTGCAGAGTGTCAATGTCATTTAGTAAGCCATCAATATTAGTAAGCTCTATCTGCTCAATAACTGGCTCTATTTTATTGCGTTTAGACAATAGGTCTGTAATTATAACAGATAAAACGATAGTAATAATAATGCAATAGATTAAAAGGTGTTTATTCATAATTGTTCTTTGACTTTGTACCAGTATTTGAGTGTTGATTGTTTCTTATATCCGTTCCAACCACCATTCCAGTTTCTGGCTAACTTTTCGTTGGTAGGTTTTTTAGTATTCTCTTTAATTACGTTAAACATCTCAATAGATTTAGCTTTACTCCATCTATCTGCTAACTTGTATTTGTTAAAACCTAAAAGCCTATTAACCTCTTTTAGCATAATAGGACGTATTTGTAAGCATCCTACTGCATCTTCTTTTATATTATGAGCTTTTGTATTACCTCTGCTTTCAACGTAAATTATAGCGTCTATTAAATTGTCTTTAGGAATACTCCTAACCACTCCCATTGAGGAAGTGGTCAGAAATAAACCAACATTTAACACTATAAAAATAAGTCTCATTTATATCCTAATTCAGCTTTAACTATATCAGCTTTTATGCCTTTACGTTTCGCCCACTCTTCACCTCTAAGCTCTTCGTAATCTTGCTGGATTTTACGACTTGCTCTGGTAATAGTTAAAACGTTTTTGTAGTATTCTGCAATAATCATAGCAGATAATACATTAACTCCGTAAGCGTCCTGCAAAGCTCTTCGGATTAACTTTTTAGGGCTGTCTCTCATTTCTGGATTCGTAGTCAATAGCTGTTTAATTTGTTTTGTAATATTCATAAGTTTGTTTTTATAAATTCGTTTAATCTGGTGTAATCTTTCTTAAATTGTTTATCATACTGCATTAAGTCGGCAGCTTGTTGTATTGAGTGTATGACTGTTGAGTGGTCTCTCCCTCCCAAAGCAGCCCCAATAGTTTTTAGAGAGCTATTAGGCATATTATCTCTGGCAATATAGCAAAACATTTGCCTACATATTACTTTCTCTCTATGTCTTTTAACTCCTTGTATCTCTCTTTGGGGTATATTGTAGTATTTAGATATGCAGTTTAGTAGCTTATCAAAGGTTAATCTACCTTTTAAGAAACTATCGCTTTGCCATCCTCCCAGCTTTTCAATACCAGCAGCCGAATAATATGAGGGCTTATCTTGTTTAGGGTAATATTTATATTTAATATCTCCGTCCTCATCCTTAATAGCCACTTGTTCTATCTGCCCCATTTTAACAAGGTCACTTATCTTTCTATTTGCTTCTATCATACCGACCTTTCTGCATAGACCTAAGATAGTATTGAGGTGAGTGTACCCTTTTTTAAGCGTATTCCTAATAAAAAGGTAATCTTGATGTTCTGTTTTATAATGCTTTACTAATTCCATCTATATATTCTCTTGATTCTATTACTTTGTGTTGCAACTCATATATTCCCTCTTCATCATAATCTATATCAAATGTCTTAATTCTATACTTACTATTTATTTCTGAATAGTCGTGGCTCTCCTCAAAGGTTAATTCCTCTGGTGTATTCATTAATACATACACTAACTGGGCTTTATCTTTCTGCGTTAAGTGCATATAGGTTTGTAACTGATAGTAATAATCCTTATTAGGTATGCCGTTATAGAATAAAGGGAAGCTAAAGCAGTCCCAGCTTGATTTTATGTCTATAATTTTATCCTCTAAGATAACATCTGGCGTGCCACAGAAATATTCATCCTCAAAAAACTCCTCATTTTTTTCAGCAAATAGCCAACCTTTTTCGGCAGAGGCGTATACAATAGCATCGTCCTCTACTTGGTTACCTTTAGTTAAATATTTAGAGTTAATATTCTTTCTAACTCCGTATATCTGCTCTTTTACCCACTCTTCTAAATATGATTTAGTAGTCTTAGATAAAAACTCGCTTTTAGAACGAGGCTTTGTCATTAGCTTACCACTTGCAGAAGCTCTTATTTTAAATTTTTTCATTTGAATGGATATAGCTCTGCGTTAATTTTACTTATTGAATAGTGCTTTTTAAGCTCTGTAAGAGTAATTCCTTTGTCTACTGCTGCGTTCCATATCTTGTCGTTTTGGTTTACCCATTGCTTTTGGCTTTTTGTAGCTTGACTGGCTGAGTTAGCATCGTCATCCTCAGCTTGTAAGCCTAACAACGACTGGAGAGTATATCTTCGGTAGTAGGTTATAGCGCTTCCGAGCTTCTGTGGGTCGTCCATTTTTGGCAAAGTAATATAACTGACTACTCTTTCCTCAGATTCTACGTCTACAATCTCCGTATATAAATCTCCATCCATAATAGGCTGCAATAATAGTAGACCATTCTTTTGTAGTAATGGCTCAACGTGCTTTAGTAGCGAGTTGATGTCGAAATACTTAGATTTAAAAAATGGGTTTGTGGTGTCTTTAGAAATAGCTCCTATCTCTTTTTTGACCTCATTTAGTTTTGTGTATAAATTCATATTACAAATATATTAAAATTGTTTAGATGTTGTGTATTTAGTTAAATTTTTTATTCTTAATGTTGTTCTTTGTTTTGTGTGAGAGTAAAATCTCTTCATATTGTGATAAGCCCCTCTGACCAAGGGGCTTTTTTTATAGGTATTTTAGTTCTTGGTAATAATCTAATAACGAATAGTGCATATCTCTGGCGTTCTTAATAGATATTCTTAAAAGCTCAGTTATACACTTTTGATTATTTAAGTTAACTTTCCTCTTGCCCTCTATAACACTATTTAAAGTATGTATAGATATTGAGTGTTTACTGGCAGCTTCTTTTCGCTGCTCTACGCTTGTGCAAGACTTAATTATGTCTTTTAATTCTGGGGATATTGTTTTACTATATTTCATATAAATAGGTTTTTAAAATCGTCATTAATATTATCGTCTGAATTGATTGAGTTATTAAAATTATTAATAGATGCACTTAATTCGTTATACTTTAATACCTCATCTAACTTTTTAATAAGAGCAGTTATTTGATTTGCCTTATTTTCGCACATCAAACTAATTGACTTATCTTCATCGTCATCTCCAGCCCAATCAATAGCTTTGTTTTGCATTACGTTTCTTTCTTTTTTTAAGATACTTTGTATATCCCTGATTTCTTGTTTTGTTAATTTCATTTTCTTGTTTTTATATAGGTTAATTCTAAAGCTGCAAATAATCCAATAAGAAATAAGATTGATGCTGCTCTCGGCTCTTCTACTGCCCAGCACCATACCGACATTGGCATTAGTGCTGAGGTTACTTTTAAAATTGATTCTTTCATATTGTTTTGTGTTATATTACTCTTTCTAAATGGTAATTAATGTCAAACGATTCACCCACATTTGGAAATAACTCCTTAACTAAAGTGGAATATTTGCAGTCGGCTAAAATGTAAGTATGATAAATTTTGCCAGTATATTCGTTGTACTGTCTGTGCTTGTAAACTTGACAATAATATTGAGATAGAACGCTATCCATTTGTCTTTGACAACCTACATTGTCAATTTCTTCTGATTCT